CGAAGCCCCACCGACCCCGTTAAAAACATGGGGGTAAACCAGCGAAAACCATATGTTTTGCTACTATGCTGGTCTAGGCAACCACAGTAGCAACCACAGTAGCAAGACATATAGACAATTCATTTACTTTGTATCTCCCTTTACAGGGAGATTAAACAAAGTAAATAATGGCCAAGCCATTATAGCCTTTACGCCTTTGAGGGCGTAGGCTAAATGTCTGGCCGATGAGCCAACCCTTCCGCCCCTTCCGCCGCCGTGCCCGCCAGCCGATCACCCGCCGTCCAGAGTCGCCGTGGGCGAGGGCATGGCGTCTTTCGCCCGAGCGGATGCGCGAACACATCATCCGGCTGAACGAGGCGAGGACGGCCAAGTCGGAGGAGTCAGCTCAGCTCGTCCAGGCGGTGCTGAACCTGATCCCGTCCGACCGGGGTTACCGCGCCCACGAAATCCGTGACCTGTTCGCCGCCGAGTGGGGACGCTGCTACGACGAGCCGCTGACGAAGAAGGACGCCTGGAACAAGATTCGCAAGGCCATGCGTCACGGGATGCTGGCGCGGGATGACAACGGTTTGATATTTCCACGACACGGGTAGCCGATTGACTTGGCCGATGTCGGGCGTAACCATGACGGCGTGGTACGAAACAACGACATGAGCGAGGACAACCTCCGTGCGGCCTGCGAAAGCCTGGTCGCCGACGCCCAGCACCTGCGTCGCATCGGCGGGTTGAACATCATCCGGGCCGCGCACATCCAAGACCAGCGAGGGGACGAAGAGGTGGCCCAGCTCCTCATCTCCGAGGCGGCGGTCATGTTGTCGGTGGCCAGCCAGATCGAGGACTTGCTATGTCCTCCGAGCGAAGATGCCAATCTATGACGAATACCAAAGGTTCTGGAAACGGCTCTCCAAAATGGAACGGGCGGCGTTGGCGGCGTCTGGATTCAATCCTAGCAACCCCGATGACGCCGGGGTGCCTCACGCTCATCGTTACTTCGGAGGTGAACCCGTGTCGGACCACGAAGACGAGACGAGGAGCGAAGGCTACGACATCAACCAACTGCAAGCGGTGCAATGGCAGATGCGCGAAAGGACGTACACGGAAATGAGCGAGCGACTCTTCACGCAGGACATGGTGCTGGATATCCTCCGCAAGGTCATCGCCGTGATCGATATGTCGACCCACGCCGAAGTCCGGCTGCACGGGACGTGCATCAAGCTCGCCCTCGGGATGCCCGACCAGCCGACCATGACGGCTCTGGCCAACCAGCACCGCCTGACCCGCGCCGCAATCTCCGCCCGAGTGAAGACAATCCAGCGCAACCTCAACCTGCCGCCGTCGATGTACATGAAGTCCGAATCGGCGTGTAAGAAACTTTCCGTGGCGCGGAGGAAGAAACTCCGATGAGCGAGAAAGTACGACCTATCGACCTCGCCGGACGCTTCGGCGTCACCAAGCAGGCGATCAACAAGTTCATCCAGCAGGGGATGCCCATCGATTCCATTGAGTCAGCGGAAGCGTGGTACATGGCCCGAGGTGCCGGCAGGATGGGCAGCAGCGTCCGACCCGACAAGGACTTCACGGAGACGGTAGAGCGTCAGCGCGAACTAAAGGCTCTGGCGTATCAGCAGTACCTTGACGACCTCGGCAGTAACTCGCCCGACGCAAGCAAGTCGTATGCGACCTACGACAAACTGGTGAAGACCTTGGTGACGCTGGAGAAGGAACTCCAGGCGAGGCAGATCGCCAGCCGGGAGTACATCCGCACCCAGACCGCAATCGAAAGGTTCGGACGGGTGTTCGCGCAAGTCCGTGAAGAGGTCACGCAGCTCGGCACGAAACTGGCGTCGAGGGTCAACCCTGACAATCCGGGACGGGCGATGAAGGCCATTGACGACGAGGTTAAGAAGATGCTGGAGCGTCTGTCCGCCGCCGCCGGCTATGCGGAGCAGGCCGTCGTGAAGGAAGTCGACCCTGAAGAACCCATCGAGGTTGAAGACGAGGATTCCGTCGACGAAGTCGAATGATCATCGACCCGAAGACAGTCGATACTTTCGAGGCTCACATCCGTGCGATGATGACGCCCGACCCCGAAGGCGATATCGTCGCATGGCTGGAAGCCAACGTGCGCGAAGTCCCCGGCTCGCCGCAGCCCGGGCCGTTCCGAGTGGAGTCCACGCCGTTCCTCGCTCCAATTCTCCGTGCCCTCACCGACCCCGAGATTACCACGGTCGTCGTATTGGGTGCCGTCCAGATGGGCAAGTCGTCCTTGCTGGAACTGTGGTCCACCTTCATCCCTGCCCGTTCGCCTGGGCCGACGCTGCTCTTGCAGGACGTCGACGACAACGCACAGGACTGGCAGAAGGACCGCCTTCGTCCGATGTGGGAAGCCACGCCGGCGACGCTGGCGAAGATGGAGGACTCCGAACGCAACCAATGGAAGAAGACCCGTTTCGAGCGCAACACCGTCTGGGTGTTGGGTGCGAATAACAAGAAGAACCTCCAGCGTCGTTCCATCCGCTTCCTCGGAGGTGACGAAGTCTGGCTCTGGCCAAAGGGTCACCTGAACGAAGCCTTGGCGCGTCGCACGGCGTTCATCTGGCAGGGCAAGTCGCTGCTCGTCTCGCAGGGCGGTGTCGAGGGCGACGATATCACCGACCTGTGGAATCAGTCCGACCGCAGGGAATGGACGTTCAAGTGTACGCAATGCGGTACGCGCCAGGCTTTCGAGTGGGAGCAGTTGATCTACCCTGAGGACGCCAAGGAGCCGAACGGCTGGAACTTGGACAAGGTCAAGGCCGGCTGCACCTACGAGTGCAAGTCGTGCAAGCACCGCTACCGTGACTCGTTTGAAGTCCGTGCCGAGCTGAATTTGACCGGCGAGTACATCCCGATGAACCAGAACGCTCCCAAGGGCGTCGTCGGATTCCATTGGAACTCCCTCTGTGCCCAATGGGGCTTGGACTGGGGCAAACTGGCGGAGATGGCCATCCGTGCGAAGCAGGCTTTCGAGGAACACGGCGACGATGTGGCCCGTCGTGAATTCAAGCAGAAGCGTCTCGCCCTCAGTTGGTCTGACGATCCCGATGACGGCGGAGGCGAAGTCATGCCGCAGGGCTACAAGATGCTCGACCAATGGGACGACGAGGCGTTCATGGTCGATAGCAAGCTCGCTGAACCGCCCTTCAAGGACGAGTACAAGAAGTCCAAGCAGTTCGCTCGCCTCCGTTTCATGGGCGTCGACGTGCAGCGTAAGGGCTTCTACTGGATCGTCCGGGCGTGGGCCTTGGACGGAAAGTCACGCATGGTGCAATGGGGCTACTGCGACACGGAGGAGGAACTTCGTGAAGCCCAGAAGCGTCTTGAGGTCTCCGACTTCTTCGTCTTCGTGGACTCGGGTGACGGACCGAACACCGACACCGTCTACCGTATGTGCGCGAAGTACGCCTGGAACGCCACCAAGGGTTCCGGCCAGAACGAGTTCCCTTGGCGTATCCAGACGCCCTACGGCATCAAGGTGGCTTATCGCCCCTACGCCCGAGCCAAGGTGATCCAAGTCGGCCAGACGTCCTGCAAGTTGTACCTGTTCTCCAATCTTTACTTCAAAGACTCCATCTCCCGCCTCCGCCGCGCCGGCCATCACACCTACCCCGAAGACGCCGGTGACGAGTACCGCAAGCAGATGCAGTCGGAACACCGCACCAGGCAAGCCAACGGGCAGGCCATCTGGCTTCCCATCGGAGAACGAGCGAACCACCTTTGGGACGTCGAGGTCATCGGCATGGTCCCCGCCCTGATGGCCAAGCTCATCGGGCGCGGCAAGAACCGCCACGGCAAGCCCGAGGACCGAAAGCCCGACGAAAAGCAGACCGAGGAAGAAACCGCTTGACGCCAAGCCCCCCGATGGCATCTTACATCCCAAGCCGGCTGGCTCGACATACATACCACGGGTGGCTCTTGTGGATCGTTCATGGGGTGGGGTCAGCCGGCCCTTTTACACGGGGCTAAACGCAAATGGCACGACCCCAAGGTATCTTCCTTATTTTCGACATTTGCGACATCCTTGAGATCGTCGCCAAGGCGAAGGAACTCCTGAAGCAGGGTAAGACCATGATGGAATACTCCGATTCCGGCACCAATGTCGTGAAGGAGTTCCCGATGGATATCTCCACCGTCTTGGTGGAATGCCGTTACGCGCTGATGGTCAAAGACCCCCAGACCTACGGCTCTATCGACCGTGTCCGGGTCATCAATATGCTCAATAATTTCCGAGGACTCTGATGCGACCCAAAAAGCCGAGCAAGCCTGCCATCCCGCAGGCCAAGAAACCCAAGACGCCCAAGCGAGCCGATGTGACGGTGCCGCAGAAGCAGGCGTCGGGAGGCGGCTCCGGCCCGGGCATCTTCTCCAATTTCGAGTCGGCGAAGTTCAGCAACAAGCGTTCATGGATTTGGTCGTCTTGGCCGCAGGACTTCAAGAAGACCATGACGGTCTTCGACCGCATGGAGACCACGCGCAAGATGCGCTGGTTGGAACTGAACGCCGGCCTGATTCGTCAGGTGCTGTCGGACATGGCCCTCTACACGGTCGGGGCTGGCATCAAGCCCCAGTCCCAGTCTGGCGACGAGATGTGGGACGACGCCGCCGAAATTTACTTCAAGCAATGGGCTTCCCGTGCCTGTGATATCACGGGCCGTTTCTCGTTCTTTGAACTCCAGCACATCTGCTGCCGCCTGATGGATCGTGACGGCGAGTGCTTCATCATCAAGACCCGTGGCCCGGGAGGCGAACCCCGCCTTCAGGTCATCGAGAGCCACCGTGTCGGTAACTCATCGAATAACGAAGTGCCTCCGGGCATGGTGGACGGCATTCAGTTTGGCCCCTACGGTCAGCCCATCTTCTACAACGTCATCCGTTCCGACGGCTCCAGCCGCCTGGTGCCGGCCAACGCCGTGATGCACCTCTACGAACCCGAGCTGGCCTCGGGTGCGCGAGCCTACAGCCCCCTCCAGCACTCGATCAACAATCTGGTCGATATGCTGGAAATCCTGTCCCTCGAAAAACTCGCCGTGAAGACGGCGTCGGACATCACTCGCACGATCACCCGTGAGAATCCGAACTTCGACGGCACCCAGTCCGACTTTGAAGCCTTCGGCATGAAGCCGCAGGACTACGGCGACGGCATGACCGACCCGAGCGAGGCTTCGACCTTCCTCGGCGGAAAGGTGCTGGCCCTCGCCCCCGGCGAACGCCTGGAGTCCTTTGAGTCGAACCGCCCGAACAAGACATTCGACGGATTTATCGAACACCTTGAGCGTGACTCCCTCGCAGGGATGCTCCCCTACGAATTCAGCGCGAACCCGACCAAGGCCGGCGGCGCGGTCATGCGTTTCGTGGTGGCCAAGGCCGACCGCAAATTCTCGCATCGTCAGCAGGTGATGATCCAGCGTTTCCTCACCCCCGTCTGGGGCTACGTCATCGGCTGTGCCATCAAGGACGGTTTCCTCCGCTCGACCGAGTACTGGACGAACGTCACTTGGACGACTCCCCGCCGTGTCACCGTCGACGCCGGTCGTGACGCGCAGCAGAACCGCATGGATATCGAGTCCGGCCTCAAGAGCCTTACGGACAACTACCTTGAAGAGGGTCTGGACCCGAAGGAGAAGATGCGCGAGAACGCCGCCGAAAAGCGTTACCTGATGGACCTCTCCAAGGAGTTCGACGTGCCTCTTTCGATGCTCTACAAGCCGCAGAACGTCGCCCCTTCGGATATCAACGCCGCCGTCGCCGACGATGACGTCAAGATGGACGACGGTGCGAAGATCGTGGAAGACGAAGATGACGTCGACCCGGACGACGAAAAAACCTTCAACAAATAATTTATGTATTCCCTTTCTAACGCTTTCAAGACCTTCTCGCCGATGCTCATCGAGCCGGCGAAGGCCAAGGCATACCTTGAGAAGGTGGCCAGCCTGTCCCCCGCCGACCTGAAGGCCGGAGACGACCTTGAGGACATGATGGAGATGCTCTTCGGCCCGAAGCCTATGATGGTGAAGAGCGGAGACTTGGCCATCATCCCCGTTAAGGGCGTGATTGGGTCTGGTCTCACCGAACTGGAAAAGATGATGGGTGCTACGGATATCGAGGACATCCAAGAGATGCTGGAAGACGCCGAGCGTGACCCGGGCGTCGAAACCATCATCCTCGACTTCGATACGCCTGGTGGCACCGTCACCGGCGTCCCAGAGATGGCTGCTCGTATCCGCGCCTGCAAGAAGCGGACCATCGGCTGGACCTGCAAGCAGTCCTGCTCCGCCGGTATGTGGCTGATGAGCCAATGCGACGAGGTCTTCGTGTCCCCGTCCTCCGTCGTCGGCTCCATCGGGGTCTACATCCCGATCTACGACATGAAGGCGGCTTACGCCGAAGAAGGCATCACGGTCGACCTCATCAAGGCCGGCTGGGCCAAGGGTGCTGGCTACACGGGTACGTCGATGACTCCCGAGCAGCGTAAACTTTTCCAAGACGACGTCGACGAGATGCACAAGTGGTTCATCATGGACATCAAGTCCGTCCGAACCTACGCCGACGAAGCCGATATGCAGGGTCAATGCTGGTCAGGCAAGAAGGGCGCGGAGAAGAGCCTGGTCTCCGGCCTGATGAACACCTTTGACGACCTCCTCATGGCCATCGACCCCGAGGAGTACGCCATTTACGAACGCGCCGAGAAGCAGGTGCCGTCGACCGGCCCCGCTGGCTACGCCCAGGCCGCTGACGTCTCGCCCGAGCAGGGTGACGACAAGGACGGCGTCCCCCCGATCTCCGACGACAAGAAGAAGAAAAAGAAGAAAAAGAAGAAGCCCGACGGCACGGACTCGGATGAAGATGAAGACGAGGACGAAGCCGAGATTCCTGACGATGGATGCCCCCCCATCGACACCGACTGTAAGCCCAAGGCTTGACACTTGGCTAAAACCAAGATGACGCTCGAAGAACGCCTTAACTCGCTGAAGGAAGCCTTCACCGGCAAGACCGCCGAGGTCGAAGCCAAGGCCAGCGAAGTTGCCTCCCTGTCCGCCAAGGTCGATGAAATGACCGCTGCGATGTCCGCCAAGGACGCTTCGCTCGCCGAGTTCGCCGCCAAGGTCGATGACCTTTCGGCCAAGCTCGCCGCCGCCGATGAACTTCGCTCCAAGGCCGAAGCCCAGGCGAAGGAAATCCACGCCTCGCAGGAAACCGCCGGCAAGCGAGCCGCTGCCATCGCCGCCTCCGTCGGCGTCACCCCCCTTGAAGTCACCCCCGCCGAAGTCGCCGCTACCTCCAAGAGCGACGAGGATATCTCCGCCGAGTGGGTGGCTCTCAAGCAGAAGGACGGCAAAGCCGCCTCTGACTTCTACAGCAAGAACCGTCCGGCCATCCTCCGCGCCGCCGGCCTTCGCTAATTTTCGAAAATGGCTCTTCCCGACTCTCTTAACGCTGAACTCAACAGCCTTGTGACTGCGGCCTGGTCGCAGATCATGGCTGACGCCGCCGCAAACAACGGAGTGACCAATTTCACTTTGTCCGTTAAGATTACGGACGATCCTGTCGGTGGCCCTCTCGCTTATGAGATTGGCTTCAGTCACCGCTATCGCACCGAAGTCTCGCAGAGCCAGTACCAAAAGGTTACTGGTATCGCTTCCTAATTTCTCCCAACCCAAACTAACTCCCTACTATGTCTAACAGCATTGGTGGCTTGACCCTCCAGCTCGTCGCTGAAGAGTCCCTCCGCACCCTCGTCCCCGAACTCGTTCCCCTGACGGAAATCGCCGTCACCGACTTCGGCAACTACGTCGCCGAGCGCGGCACCACGGTTCACACCCGTTACGCCGACGCCTTCACGGCCACGACCTTCAACCCGGCTAACGGATTCGTCCCTGCTTCTGCCACCTCGACCGACGTCCCCGTGACCATCGCCGACCTGAAGTATGTCGATGTCGCCTTCACCGACTACGAAGCGTCCACTCTCAGCCTGGAACGCCTCCGTCGCCTCTTCTTCGCCCCGATCGCCAACGCCGTCCAGAAGTCCCTCTTCGACGAAGTCCTCTCCAAGGTGACCGCCGCTAACTTCGCCAGCGAAGCCTACTCGGGTGCCACCTCCGGCTTCAACCGCATCGCCGTGGCCAACGCCGCCAAGAACCTGACCAAGGCTAACCTGCCCCACATCGGTCGTAAGTTGCTCCTGTCCCCTGACGCTATGGGCCAGCTCGTTCAGGATGCCTCTGTCGCCCAGACGTTCTCCTACGGTAACAGCGACGTCATCCAGAACAACTCGATCAGCAAGAACCTCCACGGTTTCAGCGTCTCCGAGTACAACGGTTTCCCGACCTCCGGCACCGCCTTCACCGAAGGTCTCAACGGCGTGGCCTCCTGCAAGGAAGGTCTCGTCATCGTGACCCGTGTTCCTGCTACCCCGACCACGGGCGGTGGCGAACAGATGGTCGTCCAAGACCCGGACAGCAAGTTCTCCTTCGCTCTCCGCTACTGGTACAACTGGCAGGCCGGTCAGCACAATATGTCTGCCCTCTGGCTCGTCGGTTCGGCTGTTGGTAACCCCAACGCCCTCCAGCGCATCAAGTTCAGCTCGTAACCTTTCGGGGGAGTTTAAAATCCCCCAAAGCGACAATGCGAAGCCCTCTCCCCGCGCCACGGGGGGAGGGTTTCTTATTTTGACAATGGGCTAAACCCATGTCGGGAATCACGGACGAATGGGCTGTAGACGCCTCGGAAATCCTTTCCGAGATCCCCAAGGCTGTGACCGTTAAAAACGTCCCAGGCGGGACGCCAGTAGCCTTAAACGCGCTGATGTCGCAGCCGGCCATCATGCAGGACTTGGAAACGGGGGGCTTTATGAACCAGACCTCGTTCGACATGAAGTTCCTGCGGACGGACGCCGCCGCCCACCCGGGTCTGATCGCCTTCGGGAATGTGGTGGCCTATGGGGGTCAGGAGTTCCGCATTATGACCGTGACGGACCGCACCCCCTCCGCCTGGGTCATCGTCAAAGTCCAGACCAAGGTTCAGTAATGGCCCAAGTGGTCACAGTCGCCAAGGGCGTCAAGGTGGACTACACGCAGTTCGCCAAGCACCTCGCCCTGTATGCAATGGTCATGCGTAAGAGCATCGCCGAGATTGTGAAGAATCAAGCTGGCCTATTCGCCAAGGATATGTGCGACTTCACGCCGCCGTTTTCTGGCGCGGAGCCTGCGATTACCAAGGGCGGTGAGGGGGGGTTCGGGAATAAGGCCAAGAAGAAGGGTCAGAACGCCGTCAGCCGTGACGTCCGCAAGATTTTCGCCCCACTAGATCAGGCTCCCGCAGCAGGGGTGGCCGCAGCCGGAAACCTTGGAGTATTTTCCGCATGGATTGGTGCCAAAGCCAAATTGCCACCTCCCCATTACCCAGACTACGTTTTTAAGATGGTCGCAGGTGGTCGTATAATCGGGCAAGGTGAGTTTGATTATTTCAAACAAATCGAGTCTAGGCAAAGCACCCCGAAGACACGATTCTTCATGGGAACAACCGAAGGTCGCATCAAGACCGAGCATGAACGCCGGCGCGGTAAGAAGTCCTACAAGGTCACCGAGACTTCCGAAAAAGTCTACGTCGACAACTGGAAGCCAGTCGATGCCTACATCAAGCGGGTGCAGCAGCGTGTCGGCAAACTCAAGTCTGGCTGGTACTACGCTGGACTGAAACTACGCCCAATGCCCACCTCCGCCTGGATTAGCCGGCAGGGTTCAAGCACGTCGATTTACCAACCGAGGCTCGGTGGCCCAGACCCCGTGATCAAACTCGGCTCGACCGTAGGCCGTAACTACAGCCAAGGCTACCACTTCATGCGAAAAGCCATGAACCACCGGGCCTTCGCAATGCGTGTGGTCATGTTGAAGCATTTGCAAGCCCCGCGCAATCACGGTAAACTCCTTGAAGTCATCAACCGTCTGCAAGGCGGCTTCACCCTTACCAACACACCCTGATGCCCACTCCTACCTTCTTCAGTTTCCGCACCGTCCTCGAAACGAGGGTGGCCGGCTACCTCGCCCCGCTGTTCCCAGGCGTCGCCGTGCATAAGGGCGTGACCGACGACATCCGGGTCATCCCGATCATCATCGCCCACGCCGAGTCCAGCAGCAACATCGACGACCTCGGCTCCCAGACCCTCGGTAACTATAAGGCGACCCTGAAACTCTACATCTACTCGTCCGCCGACGACGAGACGCTGGAAGTCCACCGGGCTAGGGTCGTGGAGGTCATCGGGGCCATGCGCGACGTGCCGGCCCTGCAAGCTCTCTGGAACCCCTCCACGGACGGCCAGTTGTACGACCTTTGGATTGAGAATGACGAGGAAGGAATGAGCCAGCGACGCTACGGCAACGTGCTGGAATACACCGTCTGGGGCGTCATGCCCCCGTCCCCTTGACACTTGGCTAAACCCATACGACCATGTCTTCGATTGATTACGGTGTAGCTCACTTTTACGGACTTTACGGTACGGTCACCTATGCGACCCTCCAGTCCGACTCCCTGTCCCAGAGCTTCAAGATCGACGTCGAAGTCATGGACGAAGAAGGCCGTGTCATCACCGACCGCCTGGACGACCTCTTTCAGGAAATCACCCTCGACGGCGTCCTGAAGACCGGCGAGACCCCGGAAATCGGCACCCAGTTCACCTACCTCGGCATCCAATGGATTCTGAAGTCCCTTGAGGACAAGGGTACGAACAAGGACTTCCGCAAGGTCACCATCAAGGGCGTCAAGTACCAGCAGATCGCCTAATAGGGCGGCATCCAAGATGGATGCTCGATACCTACAGGCTACGACCGTCCTGCCCCGCCAAGATAAGGTGTGCGGCAGGACGCTTCGTCCTTTCTGCCTTCGCCACCGGGTCGCTCTGGAGGCCATCGAGTCTCCGTTCCTCGACCCGGAGAAGTACAAGTTCGACCCCGTGCAGGTCGTCATGGCGGCGCGGATTCTGTCGACCTACGACAAAGAGGAGATGGCCCGTCCCTTGTCCTTTATCGAGAAACTCTACATCGCTCGGATGGCCATGAGCAAGAAGTACTACTCGCGCTGCGTGGGTACGATCCTTGGCTGCATCAAGGTCTCGCTGTCCTACCCCAAGTTCTGGAAAAAGGAAGACAAGGGTAACGGCAAGAAGTACGAGGACATTCCTTTCCCCCTGTCCTGCGTGTCCAACCTGTGCCGCAACGGCGTCAGCCTGGAGGAGGCTTGGACTATGCCGGAGGGCGAGGCCGTCTGGATGTCCGTCGCCAGTGCAATCTACAACGGGGCCAAGATTGATATCATTTCCACGGAGCAGGAGAAAGATTTAGAGAATTTCGACGCCCGTATTGAAGCCTACAAAAAGGCGAACAACCTACCCTGACACCAATGGCCGACCTATCAGTAACAATTGGACTAGACCAGACCGAGCTGGAGAAGGGTCTTGCCAACGCCGGCAAGACGCTGGGCGGACTTTCTGGTGCCGTCCAGGCGGGTAAGAATCCGTTTCAGGCCGCTGCTAATCAACTGGGGACGTCTCAAGGCGTCGGCAGCCTTCTCGGTGGCCCTATCGGTGGAGTAATCGGTGCTTTCGTCGACGCCTTCGGAGCAGCAATCAGCGCGGTCATTGGAAAAATCAAGGACTTGGCAGACTACGCCCAGAATCTTCGTCGCCTATCGATTCAGACTGGTCTTTCTATTCAGCAACTGAGCAACATGGAAGGATTCGCCTCGGCCTTCGGGGTAAGCGTTCAGTCCCTCGCTGGATCGTTCACCGAGTTTACGCGCCGAATGGGTGAAGTCCGTATCAAGGGCGGCGAGCTGACCAACATCCTCGCCAAGATGGGCGTAGGCATGGACGAGGTGGCCAACGGTACCTTCAACCATCAGAAGGCGATGATGGCATTGGCCGATGCATACGCCGCCGGAACGGACGAAGCCACGCTGCTTTACTACGGCACGAAGATGTTCGGCGACTCGTTCAAGGAACTTCTTCCGATCATCAAGTCCGGCTCAAAGGCGGTAGAAGAGGCTGCGAAACCTTACATGAAGGTCCGAGATGAAGCAGCAGGTGCATTAGGAAGATTTGGTCAAGATTTGAGCAACTGGTATCAGACTGGTAAAAATATTCTCATTAATCTTTTCGGTTCTGTTGTAGAAGAAATCGAAAAACTTCAATCTGATGTTAAGAACCTTTTGTCCAAAGGTTTCTTCAATCCTTTTGAGTCCAAAGAAGACAAAGCCAAGCGCGTCATTGAAAACGCTCCCAAGCACATGACCAACAAGGAAATCGTCGATTTCGTCCTTGAGCGTTATTACGATGAAGATGAGCGTGATGAAGCCAGAAAGGAACTGGAAAAGCAGCTCAAGGGAAACGGCAAAATCCTGACCCCCTTTGGTATGTCCGAAGCCGGCGCGGCGTCCCAGATGCAGCAGATGGGTGGCGGCGACATCTTCGGAGCCGTGGCCTTCACCCCCCTTGAACGGATCGCCACGGCGACCGAAGAGACCGCTCGCAACACGACGCCTGGAGCCGCTCCGGCTCCCCGCACACCTGACGAACTTTCACGATAATGTCCTCCA